GTGATAGCCCAGTGATTACGCGCATGACGGAGCATGACGGAGCATGACAAAACACTAGCGCACAAGTTCGAGTCCCGTCCGCTCCGCCATTTTTCCTCTTATATATCAGCTAGTTACGATCTAGCCGTCGATATATCCCGCTTTTTTCCCGCCTTTTGCCACATTTCTGCGTGTCTGCCGGCAGTTTCTAGGGGTCTGCCGGCACATCCCAGGTCTGGGGTAGTCAAGGGTTTTTCGCCGAAATCGCACCACCCATACTAGAGTAGAGGGGCTGGGGGTCTATTAGTGTTAAAAATTTAGGCGCGAAAACCGATTAAGTCTATATAGAACAACAGCTTACTGCGTTTTTTGGGGTTGTAAATTTTGGGCACGGCCTAAATATTGTTGAGCAGATTGACTTGATCTCGATCCTTTACACCTGAGATCCAGTCGGCGTAGGTGTTCAGAAACATCTCTGTGGTGTGACCGAGCTGCTTGGCCGCAAATGCGGGTTCGACCCCGGCCATGAGCATTTCGGATGCCCTGGTGTGCCGGCAGATGTAGGCCCGGCGATAAGTCATGCGGCATTGCTTTAGTGCCTTCTTCCAGGCGTTATTAAAATTGTCTGCATCGAGGCAGGGCCTGTCGAATTGGTTGCGGAACACATAGCCCCCGGCGAATCTTCTGGGGTGGTTGTGTAGGATTTTGTGGAGTCGCTGCGATATATACACTGACCGCACCTTGGATGTCTTGAGGTCTGTGATACGCCTACGCACCATTGCCCGGGTAAGCGTGATCGTATCCTTCGTGATGTCCTCCCACTTCAGCCCCAGGATCTCGCCGGTTCGCATCCCAGTCTCAAAGGCAACCGTGAAGAAGAACAGATTATCCCCATCGAGCTTTGCCAAGAGAGATTCTTTTTCTTTAGGGGTGAATCGCATGATCGGCGGCTTCTGGTGCTTCTTCAGTCGGATTGCGTCGACCGGGTTCGATGCAATCAGCTCCTCCTCGATCGCCAGGTCAAACACCCCTCGCAGCGGTATCAGCGAATTGCGTTTAGTTTTCTGGCTGACGTCTCTCCCGGCCAGAATCTCTCGGATGTGAGATGGCCGGATCGTATAGATGGGCTTGGTCGCGAGCGCCGGCATCCAGTATTGATTGAGGATCTGTTTGTAGGTCTGCCCGGTGGAGGGCTTGAGATCGGACTGGTCTAGGTAGGCTTGAGCGATGTTGCCGAAGGGTACTGCGGAGTCATAACGCTGTTCGCCGTGAGATAGCCGGCTGATCCAGGCGTCATAGGCGGCTATTGCTTTGCGAAGTCCAGCGTCACTATTTGCGAACTTGAATCTTTCGTAGAACCTTTGGCCGTGGATTGTGACCTGGGCTTCCCAAGCTCCTTTTCTGTACCTAAGTCCCTTAGCCACTTGTCGATTTCCTCTGGGTCAACGGAAGTAACTCTGCCAAGCACGAAGTAGTGCTTGCCCTGCTGTAAGCGCCCCTTCCATCCCCGGAAGGTTGATTTTGGAAATCCAGTATCTTCACACCACTTATCTAGTGCGATCAAGTTAGCCACTTAGAGCAGCCCCTCTTCTAGTATCTTGTTGTATTCATTGGCGAGCTCTCCGATCCAGTCTTGGAGAACATCAGCTTTAAATAAATTGGGCTCATCCAAAAACCTTTGAGACAAGGCGAGGGTGCCTTCTCCATGCTGGTCGCAGTACCGTAGTATTTCGACGCAGTTGTAATCTGCGTCAGTTTCTTTTTCTTTGCGATACCTGACTCCGTTCACTACTATGAGCTCGTCCATTCCATCGAGTTGACCTGGCGTTTCTGTCATTTGACCTTCCTCTCTCTTCCGATCGCTGAATCCCAGTTGCGGCAAAAGTTGCAGTACCAGCCGATCCTGATGCCCTGGGGCGTGTCGCTTCTGGCATATGAGATAACCTCTACCGCTACCTTGCCGCAGTTAAGACAAGGCTTGGTTTTCATGTATTCACTCATCCGGCTTTGGGAATGTTGCAGGCAATCCGAAGCCCTCAGTCTCGAGGGCGATAGCTGCTTGAATTAAATCGACGGGATCGACTTTGATGAAGTCAGGGGCAGACTCATCCTCTGCCGCATGAACCAGGTGGTGCTCGATTAGGATGTTCGCCCAGCGGATGACATCCGCCCTGGTCTTAATCATTGAAGCGCGCGGCTATGGCACGGTTTAAGTGCCAGCCGGCCTTCTCGATATCTTCCCATCCTCCCTTTTTGTGAGCCCTCAAAATGTACTGCGCGGCCGTGAGGACATGAAATCCCTCAATGCCATCGTAGGACGGGCCCATCTCCTCGAGGATGTGAATCACCTCAGTGCCGGCGATGTGGTAATGCGGCGGGTCATTGACCATATCCGCATCACCATCTAGCTCTTGCCTGGCTTTCTCGATTGCTCGATGCGACCGGGCGTTATCTTTCTCTATCCTCTTGGCAATACTCAAAGCGCCTAAATCTTCCATGACTGCCTCCGTATAGTTGAATTAAAAGCAACGTATTTCGCCCGACTGGGACGTTGCCAAACCAGCCGTTTAGGGCTTGGGAGTCATACCCCCGGACTAAAATGGAATGTCATCTTCTGCGAAAACGGGCTCCTCGGTGGGCGCTTGATAACCAGAGCTGGAGCCCTTGGAATCAAGGAACTGAAAGTTTTTAACCTTTATGTCTGTGAAGTAGCCGCCCTGCTCAGATTTGCGCTTGTCGATCGATCCCTCGACGTAGAGCTTCGATCCTTTTTTGCACCATTGGGCAACGGTGTCGGCCTGCTGGTTCCAGAAAACCAGGTCGTGCCAGGTTGTTTTCTCTTGGCGCTCGCCTTGCTTATCCTTCCAGCGCTCTGTTGTTGCGAGGCTGACGTTGGCTACCCGGGCTCCACTGGGCAGCTCCTTAACCTCCGGATCGCTGCCCAGGTTGCCAATAAGAATCGCGGTATTAACTGTCATTTCATTCTCCTAATTTGAACGCTGTCCTCGCCATGAACCCGGTACTTCTCGAGATCAATGTGAGGGGCTTCGGTTTTAAATGCTTTCTCCCAACAGATTTTGCTGCGGCCTTTGATCGGGATGATCTGCCACTCCCGGCCTTGAACGCTTTGCCTCGCATGGGCGTTGGCTTCATGCCAAGAGCGCATCTCTGCCTTGATAGCATCGTCCTGTTTCTGTAGGTCAGCGATCTGGTCTGCGATCAGGCTCCGGCGATTCTCTAGGGCCAAGAAGTCCTCGAGCTCGCTGGCGTCCATTGGGGGTAGGTAATTCTCGACGTCCTTAGAGAACTGCATCCAGGCGTCGATCAGCTTGGCTCTGCGCTCTGGCTTCGATGTGTACCAAGCCATGTGCATATTGTCGGCAGTGCCGTCAGAACAACACATGATGGCCTTCTCAGCGCCGGAGACGAGGAGCTGGTGCTCCAGTTGCCAGTAATGAGTATCTGGAACCATGCCTTTCTCGAGCGCGGCAATCAGCTTCTTGTTCTCGAGCTTGTGCTCCCAGATAACCTTGCCGTCCCAGGTGATTCCGTCGAAAGATGCCGACAGCTTGACTGCTAGTGTGTCGCGCACTTCCTCCGGCTGATCCTCTGGAAACTCTCCGGGCTCAACCACTCCGCAACGGGGCAGTAGAAAGCTCTCGCCCTTGTTCCAAGGGATATAAAACGAGCTGTTCTCCGGCTCCATCTGCACCAGATACTGCTCAACGATCGGCCGGGCGGCGGCTTCTGCCCTATGGCCTTTGGCGAAACGCGCCAAGGTGAAGTCATCAAACTCCTCTTTCTCCCCGGTCGCTTTTTCATGCAGTAGCTGCTCGCGCTTCTTAGCGGTGCCCATCAGCTTGTTAGCGTCAGAGGCTCCCCAGTGCTCGTCACGCCAGTTTTCCCACTTGGGGGTGTTCTGGTCTAAGTCAACGTAGATCATGCGGCCTCCCCAGTCTCAGGAACTGCGTCCTCGAGGATCTTCATTTGCTCCGGGGTGGCGACCAATCCCTTCGACTTGAGGAGCTGGATCGCGCCGGCAATCGGATCCCCGGCGGCAATCTTCTTTGCCAGGGCATCAATAGTTTTCTTCTCCGGGGCCTTGGGTGGCTCGGGCTCTGGCTTGATCTCGAGCTTTGCTGCCTTGGCTGGCGCTTTGGATTTTGCCTTCGCCTTGGGCTTCGGCGTGTCATCGTCCTCATCGTCGCTGATGAACGCCTGCATGGCGGTCTGCCCGTCATCATCCAGATCGTGCTCGATCCCTAGCATAGCCAGTAAGCCGTAGCGCTTGGCGTAGGTGGTTAAGCCGCCGATGGTTTGGGGCGTGGGTTTATCGCCAAATTGCATGGGTGCGCTGTCGGTAAACATGGTCTGACCAGATTCATGGATCAGCGTAGTCCTGACGCGCATATGGTTAGCGGTGCATTTGACGGTCTGAGTGAACGTCAAGCCGTACTCGACCAGGATCGGATTAACCAGGGCAACGATGGCCTCGAGCTTTGCGTACTTGCCTCGAGCCGCCTGGCTATCCCGGTGTGGGTTTCTGAGTTTGCTGCGGGCTTGTACAAACGCCTTGCAGATAAGATCGTTCTGTTCACTGAACATCGGTCACCTCCCCAATATGGGCGCGACCGTCCAGCACCTGGCTGTACACATAGCCAAACTCATACCCCAGGTGGTAATACTCCGGGATGCCTTTGGGTGTGCGGAAGTCGTAGCGGTGGGGTTTGGCGTTGATCTCATCGAAAAACCCGCCAAACCAGGCGACAGTTGCCTGCTTTGTGTTGGGCGCGAACATACAGTCGATGACGCAACGCGAATGAACCTCGGGGGTAACAACCTCTGCCCCGCGGGTGTTGTGTTTTTCTACCTCTCGAGCTTGATAGGCATCCTGTGATACCCGTTTTAATGATGTGCTAGACATGGTTTCTCCTTGACGCCGGCCTTTGGTGGCGGGCTATGGAGATAAATCTAGTCCATTAGTGGGTATTACGTCAATGAATTTTGGCTTTGAATTGGTCTAGTTTGGTTTATGTCGCTTTAATTGACACACTTTTGCATCGGTTTTTGTAATTATCTTTCGGGTTGTGTATTCTGGGGGCTGTCACTTTTTGTACACTTTTTCGGACTAGGTACAGATCAATTGAATTCAAAAGCGGCATACCGAACGAAAGATATATTTTTTAACGAGAGCTTGGCCGCTGCGGAAGTCAGAGCGGATCTGGTACAGATCGAGGAAAGTGGGGCGGTAAAGGATACCGCCACTTTGGCGTTGATTAGTCGGCTTTGCGACGAGTTACGAGAGCGTCGAGCATCTGCCGGATAGCAACCTGGCCCTCGACGTCCAGGCTATTAAACTTCCGCATGATGTCATCTGTCTTGGCGTGATCCTGGTCAAGCCAGCCCGTCTCGAGGTCGCATCCGGCCTCAATCTTTCTCGCCAACCTATCTCCCACATTACGCGCTGACTCGCCGGCATGGAAAATCCTGGCGATCTGCATATGGGTTACGCCAATGTGGTTGGCTAATCTGTTTTTGACGCCTTGAAACTTGGTGTCGATCAAATACCGCAAGTTTTCGCGGCGTATATCTGCGCTGGTTCTCATCGAACATCCTCCGAAGCCAATTAAAACGATGCCGTTACGGCTGTTTAGCTCGGATGGGGAGGTATCAGCTCATTTGTAATCGTGGACAGCATCCTTGCTGGACAGTTGGGTGCGTTTGGGGAGGTTTCGGCACTGCTGAATTTTAAAAAGTGCCGATAGGAAAGCAATGGGGCCATGAGAAACAAGGAAACGTGCTTGCATTTCCAGTTGAGAGCTGCGGTTCCCTTTGCAGCCTCGAGGTTCATGCGGCTCCAGACCGTCAAGATATATTCTTTGTGCGTGGCGTAAAAACGGGCGCAGATCGGCCGTCTCCCGGGTCGCCCCCTAAACAGGTTCGCTACGCTTTTACTTCTAGCTGCAAGCCCTTTATGCGAATTCATACAGACCTCCACACTCGCCACACAGACGCAAAGTTTTGCGCGTTGTAATACCACTAATCTCCATATGTGATTTCTTCAGTCTCGATCTCATAAAATACCGGCTTAACTTACAGCGGATACCGAAAACCAAGATGGATAATAGTATATCCACTCACTTCGTTTGTCCATACATTCGGTGTCTGTTTTGTAAACAAAAGTGTCTTTTGCAGCCCTGATTCCGGCTGAACCGCATTGCGGTATTGATACCTAGTCCAAAGAGGAGTATTTTGTCAGGTGGAGGTATTCACTATGACAAATATTCTGGGGCATTTTGACCGTCTAAGGCAGAAAAACAGCAATCGCGGCCGAAATGAATGGGAAAGCGCCTGTCCAGCCTGTGACAGCCGGGAAAGGAAGTTAGTCATCACCGAGGAATCCGATAGATTCTTGCTGTATTGCCGGCGAGGCTGCTCCCATGACGCGATCGTAAGCGCGGCCGGGCTCACCTGGCGCGACCTCAAGAAAGATAACTACGTCATCAAGCCGAAACCTAAGTTCGATACCTATCATCACGCAATAATCCTTGTTGCCGAGGCCGATATGGCTAAGGGCAAGGTGCTGAGTGCCGGGGATCGAGAGCTGTACCGGGATGCGGTAATGCGTAGAGCGGGTGCCGTAGCGTGAAGTGGCTCAAGCTATACGTCGATATCGCACAAAATCCTCGCATCAAGCTCCTGGCTTTCGAGGATCGCTGGCATTACATCTCGCTCCTCTGCGCGAAAGCGGAGGGATATCTCGACGAGCGGCCGGAGCTGCGCGATCGAATGGTCAGCGTTCACCTGGGTCTGACGCCCAGTGAGATCGAGAACGTCAAGGATCGGTTGGTCGATGTCGGGCTAATCAATGACCAGTGGCAGATCTACAACTGGGACGAGAAGCAATCCAAGGATGCGACCGGCGCTGCCAGGAAGCGGAGACAGCGAGCCCGGGAGAAAGAATTGTCCCTTACTAATAAGAATAAAGAAGTAGTAGAGAAGGAAAATGTGACAGTCACGGGACAGTCACGGGACAGTCACGGGACAACAACCACTAAGCGCTCTAAAACCTTTGTTCCACCTACGATTAGCGAGGTTCGGGAGTACATCAAGGAGAAGGGTTACACCTTCGACCCGGATCGCTTTGTCAGCTACTACGGCGCGAATGGCTGGATGGTGGGCAAGAACAAGATGAAGTGCTGGAAATCTGCCTGTACCAACTGGCAGTCCCGGGAGCCGGCAAAGGCTTCATCGGGCCCGGCCACAGATGCGGGGGTAATCGCGGCATGACTCCCGACATAGACGATTTCAGAAACATCGATATCCAGGCAGAGCTGGCTGACATGGAGGCGCTCGATATGCGCCCGGCTGGTCAGCTCGCAGAGCGCACGATCAAGCGCCGGTCAGAGATTGATACGGGGCTAAAGCTACCCTGGAAAAAGCTAGAGGGATTTCTGGCTCTTCGTGAGCGCGAGCTGGTGCTTCTGGGGGGTTATACAGGGCACTTTAAGACCACTATCACCAGTCAGATCGGGGCCTACGCTATGCGTGAGGGCCACAAGGTTGGTGTGTGCAGTCTTGAGCTCAATGCAGAGGACATCATCGAGCAGTTCGCAGAGATCAGCGCGACTGTATCCCGGCCGGAAGAGGTATATCTGAAACGCTGGTGTGATTGGGCCGACGATAAGCTGGTGATCTACGATCGATTGGATTCGATCAAGCCGCATGACGCTATCCGTATGGCGATCAAGTTCGCTCAGCTCGGGTGCCGGCTCATCATCCTGGACTGTTTGATGATGATGGGTGTGTGTGACGATCTGGAGCGGGAGCGGGAGTTTGTGCAGACCGTCAAGCGGGTCGCTGCAAAGTTCAAGGTGACAATCATCCTGGTTCACCACATGAAAAAACCCCAGGGCGAGAAGGGAGAGCACGATTCCCCCGGCAAATACCATTTCAACGGCAGTTCGCACATCAGTAACACCCCGGACACTATCTTGGTTGTTTGGCATGACAAGCGGCAAGCAGCGCTCCGCGCGAAGGTCGAGGATATGAAGGTCGATGACGAGAATTTCGACTCGTCAAAGCGGGATATGCTTTTCAGTTGCTACAAGCAGCGCAACGGCAAATACGAAGGCTCCATATCGCTGTGGCAGACCAGGCATAGCAGGGCGTTTGTCGATCGGGCAGACCGCAAGATCCAGGCGTTTGATCCCCCGGCTAATCTCAGGGTGGTGGGCGATGGCTGAAGGGTTCTTCATCGATCGCAAGGGCCAGATCGAGCACCTGATTAAACGGGTCACTGAGATCGTAGAGGGCGGGAATGTCGTGTCTCTATCGATGCTGATCGGGCGCACCAGGTCGAGCCGTCAGCGAGCGGCGCTCGAGGTCTGGTGTCGCACAGTCGCTGATCTGTTTAACGAGTCCGGTATCACCAGGTCAATCCAGTCCTCGATATTCCGGGATGGTGAGATGGAGTGCCCGTGGAGCCAGGCGTCCGTTAAGGATGAGATATGGCGTCCCATGCAGCGGGCGATCGCTAAGGTGGAATCTACTACCGAGGCCACTACCAGGCAGTATGTCGAGGTCTATGAGGCCCTGGTGCGAGCGTTCGGCAACAAGGGAATCACCCTGCCTAAATGGCCGGTAAGGATGGATCGTGGGGGTTAAGAGAGAAGCCTGCGATGTTCACTTTTCCAAGGCGGTCAGGCATCGGGATCAACACCGCTGCCAGTATTGTTTTGGGGAGGGCACCGATTGCGCCCATGTGTACGGGCGCGCTAAGAAATCTGTGCGTTGGTCTATGGATAATGCGCTTTGTCTGTGCCGATACCATCACCGTTATTTCACTGCGAACCCGATCGAATTCCATGACTTCTTGCTGAAAATTTGGGGCGAGGGGCATATGGATATCCTTCGAGAGAAGGCAAACCAGACATACAAAACAACCAAAGAGCTGCGAAAGGAAATCTCAGCGCATTACAGGGAACAACTCAAACTCGCGGAGGCTGACTGGAACTACGAAATCGAGAGCTGGAATTGACCCGGGGGTATATCGATATGGGTGTTCAAGAAAGATTCGATCTATGGAAGGCGAGAGAGGAGCGGCGTAAGTACCTGGGCCCCATGCCCTTGTGCGCTTTACCTAGCACTATGCTAGAAGCTATGCGGGCCGTGAAGCGTGAGATGAATAACGCTTATGAGGTCAGCGAGCGGCGGGATTGTGAGCGCCGTTTGCGTAGGATCCTGGAGCTTTATGAGGCATACGCATGATTGAGCGGTTCCTGGCACACAAGCTGTTGCGTATGTGGGCTGATGCTGAAACGCGGGAGGTTCGGCACGTTGACTTCCCCAAGGTGTCACCCATGTTTCGAGATTACCAAAGCGGCTATCGGGCTACGGTGTTATCTGATGAGGATGAAGTTATCCCGGAGAGAGTGGGGCGGGTATTGCAGGAAATGCACCCAGCTCTGTCCAGGACATTGAAGCAAATTTATTTTGAGGGCAGGGATCCCAGGGGCCACCGAAAGGCTTTTAATCTGGCGATGTCTGACTTCTGCAAGCGGTATGATTCAGTTCCGTTTGATCTTGGATATAACACGGCACTCGATCGAGCAGTATAAAACCCGGGAGTCGTTGGTGAATACCTCGATCCCGCAGTTCCTGCACGGCTTAGAAATATACGACTGGCGTTTGCCGGCGTTCTTCCTCCGCTGCTTGCACCTGTTCGAGCAGTACATAGCATCGCTTCTCTGGGCGATAAACTCCTCCGAACATACCGCGCACATTATTTTGTTTTCCATTAATGCAAAGTCCTATCGGGATCCACTGCCATTGCCAGTATGTCGCCCCAGCTAGTGCCGGCGTTGCGGTACGGGGATCCATTGACGAGAGGATAGTATCCGTCTTTGTCTTGCTGGATCGCACCCCTTTCCATCAAGCTGGCGATTGAAATATAAATATCGGCCTGGCTGAAGGAGTCCCCCAGCCAGTGCTCGATCGTTGTCAGGTCGGCCCCGGGAGCGCCCAGGCACCAGAAAAGCAAAAAGTTCCAGACCGCGGCCTCGCAATGCGAAAAGGGGCCGTCAATCATTGCGTTTTTTGTTTCTGATTTTCTTTGCCATGAATTCGATTGCGTCCTCATCCCAGGAGCTAACCCCCTTCGGTATCTGTTGGATTTCCCCGCCGCGCTCCAGGAAGCTCTGAATGTCCTCCTGGATGCGTTTGCGATTGATCTCGATCTGTGGGGTGCGTTGTATTTTCAGCCAGTCACGGGCCGTCACGGGATCGACGTCCATATCTCAAGGGCTACTCCAGCGGCGATAATCAGCGCCAGTGCCATGTAGTGCTCGGATATGTCAGTCATTGTTGCCCCCTTGATTCCAGGGGCGAGGGATAACAGCAGGCACCAGGTCGCCCGAAAACTTCCGGGTTTCGCCTCTGCCGTTGGTGATGAATAAAGTCTCTTTGTACTCGATGCCATAGTTGCGGCCCCGGGGCTTCAATGGGATCCGCGTCCATTTGGTTTTGCATTTTCCGTGATCGAACACGCCAGGCCACAAATCCTGCATAGCGAATGAGGCATCTAGCAGATCGAGCAGTCGGTCGTATTCTTTGCGGTTCTCGCGCAGTTTGGCCATAGCCTCCCTGCGCGCCTGTACGTTGGCGATCTCCTCGATCACCTGGTCAGCCGTTTGCGGCATAGTTATCGCCTCCCCATTGGCGTTCTAAAAGGTATTCCTCGGCCTTGTCGTAGTCGCAGTTGACTACCTCATGGCCGCAGTAAGTGAGAGTGATATCGAAGTCGAAGAGCTTGCCCCCGACTCCGTTATCAGTTGGTGTGAAGGTAGAGCTATCCCAATCCAAATCTGGATCGGTGACGTCGACCTCGATCGTGATCCAGAGCTTCACGGCGTGGCCTCATCGAGCTCTTTGTCAATAGATTCGATAAGTACACTCAGGGCCAAAACAATCAGCTCGTCTTTCCACGCGCTTTCTGCCTGTTGCTCGGCTTTCTGGTGTGCCGCTGCCCTTACTGCCCGCAGGCACATTTCGGTAACGCTTGGGTTTGTGCTCATAGCGCACCCCCAGGCCAGTCGGCTTTGTCTAGCGTCCAGCCCTGGTTGTCGACGCCGATCCTGCATCGCTCATCGAAAAGCTGGGCGTGTAGGGTTTCCCCTGCGCGGGCCTCGATGACAGATCCATCTTTGAGCAAGAGCGCAACCCGGAGCGAGTCGGGAAGGCTTAGGGGCTCTTTCTGGCGCTCCTGGTTGGCTCCGTCCATCAATCCGAACGTCACCATGGTCATCCCTCTGTCGATATAAATCCGATCTTCAGAAACCTCGATCGGCTCGGGCGTTTCGGTATAAACCAGTCCGTTCATGCCGCCACCTCCTGCTGTGCCAGATCGGCCAGGCTTTCGTAGGCATAGAGCGCGCCGCCGTCCTCGGGGCCCGTAGTCATCCCGGGGTTAAAGATCAGCGCCAGGGATGAGAGCGCGCGGTATTCGAGGGAGCGCTGCCCCCCGTGCCATTCGGTGTAATGCCAGTACGCGCCGATGATGAGCTCGGCTAGGTCGAACTGGGTACATTCGCCAATCCACCAGATATCGGCCGTCTCATGCTCTCTGAGCTGTACAGCCAGCAGAATGATTAGCCTGGTCGTGCGCTCGTAGTCACACTCGGTGAACATGGCGCGCTTGATGTTTTCATAGAGCTCCGTAAAGCCCTCCACTCGATCGGCAGTCATGGTCAACCTCTCTTAGATTTCAATGGGGTTAGGTAGCGGAGCTCGGACACTGGCTTGCGCTTGCGCTCACCAGTAGCAAAGCGGATGTGCATCCACTTGGGCCCCTTCTTCTCGATCCAGGCGACTCGGCAGCCCTCGTCGGTTTTGTACCAACAGGGCGTAAAGCCGCGGGATATCACCTTGCGATAAGTCCAGTGCTTGACCGTCATAGCGCCACCTCAACCGTCAGGGTTTCGGGGCGCTGAAAGGCCAGCTCGGCGGCTCTGCCGATCGTCATATCTGCGGGGGTTACTAGGCCCTGCTCTCGCTCGTATGCGGTGGGTTGGGCGTACTCTCGGGCGAGCCCTCTGAACAGGTTGATGTCCGGGTGTTCGCTGTCTACCCAAACATGGGTGCGGCTCGCCTTCACGATCCCGACCCCGTGCTGCTTGGCCTTCAGCTCCTGGCGCGCCTCTTTGCTGCGGGCTAGTAATACATCCAGGTATCCGGTGGGCCAGTTGCAGTTAGCCCTCGCGATGAATTTCCAGCTCAGTCGGTAGGCGGTGACGGTCTGGGTTGAGGTAAATAGATCGCTCATGCTGTCACCTCCTTGGCTCCCGGGAGAATGTCGGCCACAAGATCGAGCGCCTCGGCTTTGGACTGGCACTTGAATACCTCCCTCACCTGGCCCTGCTGGCCTTCTGGGCGCTCGACAAACACGACCTTGTAAACAGCCTGCTCCGCGAAAGGCTCGCGCCTGGTCGGGCTGTGCGGGCTCCCAGCAATGCGGTGCCCGGGGGCGAAATAGCGGTGAATGGCCGCTATAGCGTCATCGGTAACAAACGATGCAATGTGACTCATGCCGCCACCTCCTCGGGGAGCGCTTTGGCTGTAACGCGCATCCAGTCTTTGCGGTGATCGAAAGGGCGAGACTTCAAGCCGCCGCATGGGTGGTTTTGCCAGTACCATTTGCCGTCGATCTGGCGGATGCGGGGAAAGCCCAGGTGCTCAGCCAGGGCATTAATGCGTGACTTGGTGGTGTTGGTCAGCCATTCGCAGTGATCGAACCTGACTAAAAACCAACTCGGATAAACGTGCAGCTCGCAAATAAGATTGCCGTGCAGATATACCCGGATCAGATCGTGATCGAGCGCTGACGCTACGGTGACCTGGGTGTTTGCCTGCTTCCAAGGCTGGCGCGCCTTGACGGCCTCGATCATTGCTTCCTCGATCTTTCTCATCGCTGGATACCTCCGTTTGAATTGGTTTGGGTGCGCTGGAAAGGTCGCCTGGTGGCTCGCTCTCTTTTGTTGTGCTCGCGCTCAACCATCAGCATTGCGCCGATGGTCATTAACAAAACGATCGATAGGTAAACCGGGGGAGTCATTGGGCACCCCCTTTGGCTTCTGCGTGGCGGGCTTTGGCCTTGGCGATGTAGTGGGCATCTGCCTCGGTGCTGTAGGACTGGCCGACAAAACAGCCGCCGTGACTCTTGGCGCGATAGACTGACCAGCCCAGGGAGTTGGCTATCTCTTTGGCGGTGGCGTAATCGTTGTGAAACGCCAGGAAGTGAAGGACGTAGCGGGGGTTTCCGTTGACGTCATTTTCGATTCGCTGCATCTGCGCTTGGATCGCTTTGGCAGCGGTGCCGATTGGATCGATGTCAGCGTCCGGGTGGATCTTGATCTCTGGCAGTGTGAGTATTTCCAGGATCGCCTGGATCTCTCCGATGACGTCCTCGAGCTGGTCGATTGTTGAGCGCTTGCCGATGATTGGATTGCTTTGGCTACTCATGTGAATCTCTCCGTATAGTTGTTAGAAACATAGTCCAAAATAGATGGACTTCCCGAATCTACTACGGAAGAAATAGCGGTGTCAACATATGGGAATTAAATTATTTATTCCGATCTTATTATGGTTGACAATCAACAGCGGGCAAAGCTCCGTCTAGCTTTTGGCTGGTTGGGAACCTAGCCCGATGTGAAACCTCCTAAGAGTATTTTGCCCTGCCTTGCGCGGGGCTTTTTTTTGCGTCCAAAAAGGATGGCTAGAAATGAATAGACTGGTAATTGCTGCGCTGGTGCTGGGCTTCTCCCAGGCATCCGCGGAGACGGTGATTAACTACGATGACGGCTCAACCTATACACTGGAAAGCGGTCAGGAAATCTATATCTCGACGCCTTCGCGCCCGTTGTTCACGCGCCAGGTGTTTAGCAACAAAAACACCTATTTCACGGCACAACAGCCCTGGGCGAAGCGCGACTATGTTCCGCAGCCGACCGATGGACTTAACCCGGGATCTCATAGCTGGTGCTTGGCATTTGTGCCCTGGTCTGAGGGATACTCGTTTAATCAACAAACCTGGGATCGTTACTGCGACACCAATAACGACGGTGTTTATGACGAGCTCGACGCACGCTGGAAGGGCTGAGCGCCGATCGTGAGCTCTGACGGCCGGGTGCAGGGGTTACTCCAAAAGCACAACCTCGAGGGCGTAAACAAACCTAAGCGCACCCCCGGCCATCCCACCAAAAGCCATATGGTGCTAGCCAAGGAAGGCGATCAGACAAAGCTGATCCGGTTCGGGCAGCAGGGGGTTAGCGGTGCCGGGAAAAGCCCGGATACGGCCGCGGAGAAAGCCAGGCGCAAGAGCTTCAAGGCGCGACACGCCAGCAACATCGCAAAGGGCAAGATGAGCGCGGCGTACTGGGCCAACAAGGTGAAGTGGTAATGGGATCGTCCCGGATCGAGGGGATCCTTATCAGCGTCTCGGCTGCAATGGTGTTCACGTTGTGGCTTATGACTGTGACCGTGCTCGGCTGTTTCTTATTGATTTCAAAGGTTTTTATGTGATGCCAGGACTGCTAGAAAAGCCCGGGCTATACGCCAATATCCACGCCAAGCGCAAACGGATCGAGCGCCAGAAAGCGGCAGGAAAAACCCCGGAGCGGATGCGGGCCCCAGGGAGCAAGGGAGCGCCAACAGATGAGGCGTTTGAAAAGTCAAAGAAAACCGCGAAGCGATAGGTAAATCATGGCTGGTATGGGGGCAAGTCAGGATCCCGACCTATTGGCGCGGGTAAAGGAATTCGAGGGTTATCGGCGGCACGCTTATCGGTGCAGTCTGGGACATCTCACGATCGGGTACGGCACCATGATCGAAGAGGGCGGGCATGGTGTCCCGTCCTACATTGCCGAGCTTTTGCTGCGGGACTATCTGCAAACCATCGAGACGCGCCTTAAAGCGCATGAGTGGTACGGCGAGCTCAATACCCCACGCCAGCACTGCATCCTTGAGATGGCCTACCAAATGGGCGTTGAGGGCGTCCTGGGCTTCGAGAACATGATCGAGGCCCTGAAGCGCGGCGACTGGCCAGCGGCCGAGGCCGAGGCGCTAGATAGCTTGTGGGCCAAGCAAACCCCTGCCAGGGCCCGTGATGTGGCTGAGCGCCTAAAGCTGGGCTAATGGACAAATACGAATACCTCCGGCCGTTTGTGGAGACTCAGGCACAAACCAAAATGCTGGATGCGATGATTCAGTGCGGCTCAGTGTCGGAAGCCGCCAATATGCTCGACATATCCGAGCGCAATACATACCAAATGCTGAAGCGGCTGAAGAAAAACGCTGCCGCCAGGGGCGTATCCCCCGAGCATGACATGACGCACCAGACCGCTGAGGGCTTTGTGGTCAAGGGCACCTCGACGCTATACGGCGAAGAGGGTGACGTCCGGGCCCAGTGGGTCAAGACTCAGCAGGCCCCGGCCCAAGCGCTTAGCCAGATCCGCGAGGCCATTGTCGAGGCGATGGAGGATTACCGGGGCGTATACCGGCCCAGGAAAGCGCCGACGTCGGATACTAGCGATCTGCTAGCCTGTTATGTAATGGGTGATCCCCATATCGGGGCATATGCTCACGCCGAGGAAGCTGGCGAAAACTTTGACGTCAAGATAGCCCGGGAGGATCTGCTTAACGCTACGTCCCGGCTAGTGTCGGTCGCGCCCAAGACTGACCATGCTTTGATCGCGAACCTGGGTGATTTTTTCCACGCTGACAACAGGGGTAACACCACAACCCGGGGCACCCCGGTGGATGTGGATACTCGATGGCCCCAGGTATTGCAGGCCGGCTGTATGCTCATGGTGGATCTAATCACCCTGGCCTTATCCAAGCACCCGCGTGTGTCGGTAGTGAACTGCATAGGCAATCACGACGATCACACTAGCGTGATGCTAAGCGCCTTCCTGGCCGCTTACTTCCACGCTGAGCCGCGGGTCGAGGTACTGCCGACAACCAACAAGTTTCACTATTTCGAGCACGGGAAAACGCTGATTGCCTGCACCCACGGCGACACGATCAGGTTACAGGCGCTGTCCGAGATTATGGCCACCGATCAGCCGGAAATGTGGGCGAGGAGCCAGCATCGTTACTGGTATACGGGTCATGTACATCATTCGACCCGGCAAGAGCTGCGGGGCAGTGTGGTGGAGTCATTCCGAACCCTGGCGGCTAAGGATGCCTGGCACATGAATTCGGGCTACCGATCGGGCCGGGATATGTACTGCATCGTCCATGACAAGGAATTTGGCGAGGTAGAGCGCCACCGCTGCGACATTAGGCGAGCTAGGGCAAATGGGTGACCTGGTTGGCATTGACGGCGGCAAGAAGGGCGACAAGGTTGTAACGATCGAGCTCGAAGTGGTCGAGTGCGGTAACTGCGAATCTGCCATGTTTGCCTGGAAGGTAGACGCCAGCAACCCCAAACAGCACATCCTTTCCTGTTGTGTGTGTGGGTATTTGTTTCCAGTACTGGAAGCTGAGCAATCTAACGTGTTTGCGGAATTTGACGAGGGAGGCGAATAGATGCGAACGAAAAATTTATATCGCACTCACTTCGTGCATCAAGACAAGCGCAAGCGTGTGGGCCGTAAGGCGAAGCACAAGGGCATTACGCAATGGCGATAGGTGCGCTAGTAGGCAAAATTTTCGGCTCTGAGAAGGCCATAGGCGCGGCCGTAGAGGGTATATCGAATAGCCTGGATGCGCTGGTCTATACCGATGAGGAGCGGGCAAACGATGCCGCTGCGGAGCGACAGAAGGCCCGGGCGATGGTTATCGACTGGATGCAGGCCACAAGCGGGCAGGCACTGGCTCGCCGGTTAATTGCCTGCTCGATTACGTTCATCTGGCTCCTGCAGTATGTATTTGGCTGGGCGATGGTCACTGGCGCGGTGTTTAGTGATGCTGAGATTGCTGCCCGGATGCAGGAAGCCAGCGAAATCACCAGGGCACACGCCGACAGTATGACCGGGGCGGTGATGCTGATACTGAGTTTTTACTTTGCAGCTCCACACTTGGACAAAGTGGTGGGGCCTGCTATGGAGCGATTTGCTAACCGGGGAGAGAAGAAGTCGTGAAACTGCAGATAGATCCATCGATAAGCTGGGGAGACATTGTGCTCGGCACCGGCTTGGTTGTGAGCGGGATCCTGGCGTTTACCGATGTCTCAGCAAAAACCACACTGAACAGCGTATCGATTGACCATTTGGAATCTAACGTCAATCAGTTGGAATCTAGCCACCGTGAGCATTTGGCCCAAGAGCGATTAGAGCGCCAGTTAATGCGCGAAGAAGTACGCGAGGATCTGCAGGCTATATCGCTCAAGCTAGACCGAATGTTAGAGCGGGGCGGCGTTTAGTCCCATGGTAATGACCAGCAGATCGCCTTACGGCGGTGTTCGGCCGTTGCGTATGGCCGCGCCAGAGGCCCCCAGGGCTGATACAGCGCAAGGCCGTGCAAATGCAGGCCAAATGGTATTGCCAGAAAAATTAACCATGCAGGCTCAGCAGACAATGCAAGTGCCCGCTACTCCGGTGAAGGGTTTGCTTGCTAGAGCTGCGGGTCGCGCAAATAACCAACGTGCCATGCCACAAATGCCTGGCATACCCGGGAGGGCCCGCTATGTCTGATGACTGGGACGATGACTGGGATGACGAGCCCAAAAAGAAGCGCGGTCGTCCTAAAGGCAGTTTTAACAAAGCATCAAAAGCTCAGATCGAACGAGTGTGCGCTGATGGCGGGCAATCCCCCCTTGAGTATCTTGCTTCGATCTACCAAAACGAGGCAGAGGACATTCGTTACCGAATAGACGCTGCCAAAGCCGCCGCACCTTACGTCCATGCCAGATTGTCATCGACGGAGATCAAGGCCGCAGTACAGGAGATATCCCAAGAGGAATGGCTGGAGAGCTTGAACTAACCCGCCTAAAGCTAAAGAACGACTTTGAGTTTTATGCTCGTAACTGTTTGTCGGTTAGGTCAAAATCCGGCGAGGTAAAACCGCTACTGCTGAACAAGGCCCAGCGGTTTATTAACGACTGCATCGAGGAACAAAAGAAACAGACCGGGCAAGTCAGGGCAATTATTCTCAAGGGCCGGCAACAGGGCGTCTCGACTTACGTTGAGGGGCGGTATTACTGGAAAACTACGCATCGAAAGGGCGTCCGGGCGTTCATTCTGACCCATGAGGCAGATTCGACGTCAGCGCTGTTTGAGATGGTTGAGCGGTATCACCAGGGCGCTCCAGACTTTGTAAAGCCGTCTACTGGTGCGAGCAATCAGAAGGAGCTCAGCTTTGACAAGCTGGACTCGGGCTACAAGGTAGGCACGGCCGGAAACAAGAGTGTTGGTCGTGGAACAACGATCCAATACTTCCACGGCTCGGAAGTTGCTTACTGGCCTAATGCGGCAGAACACGCCAAGGGCATATTGCAGGCTGTGCCGGATGAGGCAGACACAGAGATCATTCTGGAGTCTACGGCTAACGGCGTAGGAAACTTTTTTTACCAGCAGTGGCAACAGGCAGAGGCTGGTGTTAGTCCATTCCAGGCGATCTTTGTGCCCTGGTACTGGCAGGATGAATATCGGAAGCCGGCGGGTGGTTTGGTGCCGACTGACGAGGAAGAGCAGTTGATCCGGGCGTATGGCTTGGACAGTCAGCAGT